GCCTGGGATGCGGCCTGGGCTGCGGCCAGTGCTGCGGCCTGGGCTGCGGCCAGGGCTGCGGCCAGGGATGCGGCCAGGGATGCGGCCTGGGATGCGGCTAGGGATGCGGCCTGGGCTGCGGCCTGGGATGCGCACAACGAACTGCTGACCCAACTTATCGAGGCCGCGCGATGAGCCCTGAGCAGCGCATCAGCATCACGGCCATCGTCATCACGGTGGCCATTCTTTGGCTGATCGCGAGATCACAGAAGGGGAACGACTAATGGCAACGGTCGAGACACAAGTCATCACGGCCAACGAAGTGCGCGCCGCCGAGAGCGAGCGCCGCAGCCTCATCACGAAGATGGCCGACAAGTACGGCCTCGAGCCCAATCGGATGATGGCCACGCTGAAGGCCACCGCCTTCAAGGGCGACGTGACCAACGAGCAAATGGCCGCGCTCCTGATCGTCGCGGACCAACACAACCTGAACCCCTGGCTGAAGGAAATCTACGCATTCCCCAGCCGGCAGGGGATCGTGCCGATTGTCGGCCTCGACGGTTGGGCCAGGATCATCAACGAGCACCCCGAGTTCGACGGCATGGAGTTCAAGCTCGAGGGCGAAGGCGACAAGGCGGCCTATACCTGCACGATCTACCGCAAGGATCGCTCGCATCCGGTCTCGGTCACGGAGTACATGGCCGAGTGCTACAGGCCCACCGACCCGTGGAAAACCCACCCGCTACGGATGCTCAGGCACAAGGCGATGATTCAGTGCGCGCGTATCGCGTTCAGCTTCGCCGGCATCTACGACCCAGACGAAGGCGAGCGTGTTCTGGCAGCGGAGAACGCCATTGACGTGACGCCGCGCAACGAGCTCGGAATCGAGGCAGACCCGGAGAAGCTGAGCCCCAAGAGGCTTCGCGAAGTCGTCGAGGGGCTGACGGCCGCCGCAGAGGCCAGCCACGCCTCTGCGCTCTGGGAGATCTGGAACGGCCTGACGAGCGGTCAACAACTGTTCGTCTGGGGCTCGCTCCGCTCGTGGGAGCGAACGGCGATTAAGAAGCTACAAGAGGCCTCCCCGTGGGGCCGCTCGGGGCTAGACATTCCCTCGTGGTCGCTCGAGGCCATCCGGGGCGTGAAAGACATGGCGGCCCTCGAGAAGCTGTGGGCCACGATCCAGGAGGCGTTCGCAGACAGCGACTCCGAAGTACCTCAGGAAGTTCAGGACGCATACGAAACCCGCACACAGGAGCTTGGAGCGTGAAGAAGGTTTATGACGCAGTGGCAACGGTCGGCAAGCGCAAAGACGGCAAGCCGAACTACGTGAAGGTCGGAGCCGTGCTCGAGGGCGACAAGGGTCTGTCCATGAAGCTCGAGACGATCCCGATGGGCAACGAGTGGAACGGCTGGATCAACTTCTACGAGCCGAAGCCGCGCAACGAGTCTGCGCCGTCGAGCTCGGAGCCGCCGCCTGACTTCGACGACAAAGTTCCGTTCTGATCGCGTCTCGCCGGGACAAACAACTATGAGCGTTCAACTGTGCGTTCTGAAGGACCCAGAGTTCGCGGACATCGAACTCATGGCGCCTGACCTAGACGTTGAGTACATCTGGCTTTGGGATGCAGGCCACGGCGAGAACCGCATCGACCTTAGCCGCAAGCAGATTCGAGAACTGCGCGACGTGCTCAACGAGCTATTGGGAAGGATGTGATGGGGACTGAAGACCAGAAAAAGCGGCGGCTGCACGTTAAGCAAGCCATTGCGGCTTTCAGCGAGTACGTGCGGACGTACAGCGACCAAGAGTTCTACGAGGAATACCCCGACGTGACAATCGTGAAGGACATGGTGTACGGGCTCGGCATGGCTCTGTGGGGCAAAGAGGAACACAGAGGGCCGAGCGGCTACGAGCGCACCGTGGACAAGATCAACGAGATTTTGAACGGGCGTCCTGTTTAGACGAGGGATTATGAAAATTCAAAAGATCACGAGCCAACACCGCCGCGACTTCCGCGCCATCTATGAGTGCGAGCACTGCGGGCAAACGGCGAGCGGCGGCGGCTACGACGATGACAACTTCCACCGCAACGTCATTCCGCAGATGAAGTGCGGCGCGTGCGGCAAAACGGCTGGCGACGACTACCGACCGTTGGCCACGAAATACCCGGATGGGATGGTCGTTTAGATACGCCTCCAACCGAGACAAAACCATGAAAGAAGGCGACATCTTCCGCTGGTCGTACAAGAAGCCGAAAGACTTCATGCCGTACCACTGCCGTTCGTGCATTGCGGTTGTTCGCAGCGGCGTGCTTCAGGACACCTATTGGAGCGGCAACGACGGTGCGTGCTGGACCACAGAGCAGGCCGAGGCGCAGCTAGAGCTTACGTTCGTCGCGAACTTCGACGACCTCGAAAAGACGCACGAGGACGTGTACGCCTACTACGACGAAGCCGACATAGTGGACCTCGGTCACGCGAACAACGACCGCCGCCAGCATATGTACTTGCGCAAGGGCGCGAAGCGTTCCGCTGCTGTGATGCGGGAGACGCTACGGCACACCATCGAGCGATCCGAGAGCGAAATCAGAATGGCGCAGAGCCGCATTGAGCGCGCTCACGAACAGCTCGCCAAGATCGACTCGGGCGATCTGTCGGGGTGGATCGACTCGATGCGTGGTCGGTAACTGTCTTTCAACAACTATGGAGCAACCACGAGAAGTGCCTAACCAGCAGCCGTTCCGGCCCGGCACACAGTCTCTCCGTATTCGTACCGCACGATCCGCGGCAGAGGGTTGGTTCCCTCGTTCGGCGTCGGAGAGTCGGTGGCCGGATGCTCCGCCATTTAGATACGCCTAGGGTCAAGGGGAAGTCATGTTGACGAGCAAGCCCAGGAAGAAGAAGCGCGGACGCCAGCCGCCGGAGTACGGGCCGAGAATCTGCCCGCTCTGCGCGACAAAGCTGGCCCTGAACGGTGGCGGGCTGTACTGCCCGGTTGTGCGGTGTGGGTGGAAGGAGTAAGTCTGGTGAAGCGTTGCAGCGCGTGCGGCGTCGAAAAGCCGCTAGAGCAGTTCCGCCGAGATTCTGACGGCAAGCAAGGTCGGCAATCCGCTTGCAAGCCATGCGCGAATGCTCGGCTCGACGTGTGGCGCGCCAAGACGCGCGAGCGCCGGCTTGCCTACAACCGCAGCTACTACAATTCTGATCGCGGCCGAGCCGTGATCGCTGGCTGGCAAAGGCGCAACCCGGTGAAGCGCCGCGCTCAGTACCTGATGAATCAGGCCATCGACCGCGGCGACTTGGTTAAGCCGGCCGCCTGCGAGTCGTGCCACGAGACGAAGCGGCTCGAAGGTCATCACCCCGACTACGCACAGCCGCTGCTTGTGATGTGGCTTTGCCGGAACTGCCACAAGGCATGGCATCGCCGATATGGGGAGGGGCTTAACGCGGAGGCTGGCGCCCAAAGCGCCAGAGACTGACATGGGCCAAGTAGCAATTCAGGCCGGCGTTACCTACGAGGTCGAGTGCCCGTATGTGCGGACGACTTACGACCACTACGAGCACGACGGCGAAGACTATAGCTGCACCAAGCGCGAGACGTGGAAGCCCGGCGTTGAGTTTGAGGCGCGCGGCTACTACGGCGACGAGTCGCAAGCGGTGGCCGATGGTGTCGGAAAGGTGCTCTACACCGTCGTCAGCGTTCATCAGCTACCGAAGCCGTACAAGGCTCGTGTGTTCTACGTGCGCGAGTGGATCGACCCGGACGGCAGGCGCTTCGGCAAGAAGCTGCTTCGCATCATGGGTATCGGCGCGTTCCGTAGTCGGCTAAACGGCTACCGCTTCGGCGGATACGAGGACGGCTTCGAGATGCGGCAACAAAGCGTAGCCACCTAGCGCACCCATGCGACCAAACACAACCAGCCGTCCGGTTATGAATCCGCCAGCTCAAGCTGAGGCAGGGAACCGGGTTCACGCGGCTCCGCGGCAAGCTGACCACGCAGCCCCGTGCAGACGATTAGACAAGCGCGTCTCCGTGGCCGGAGGCCGGCAGCCCGTAACCGCTACTGCCGGAATTGATACGTGCCCGTGCGGGCATTGCTCAGTGTGCAACTGCTATTTGTCTGAGGTAAAGACAGTGACTTCGGAGGACTCCGCGCCATGAAATGCAGCTCTTGTCACGGCGGCATGACTCGCCATTGGGCCGGCTGGTTCTGCGCACGTTGCGAGGTCTTTCTTCTCACGTTTCGGAGGGACAATGGCTAACCTCGTTCCGATCTACCGCGAACGCTGCCAACACAGCGGGTGCTACGAGTACGCAACGCACGAGGTGGTTGGCAGCGGGCACCGACACGACGGCTATTACTGCGAGGCGCACGGCATCGTGAAGACGGCTTCGCTGTCGGCCTACGAGAGCGCGGTGCGAGATATAACGGCGTCTCGGGAAGGCACCGATGCTTAACTGCGAATCCTGCGGACGCTTCTGCAAGTGCGAACCCGGCGCGTCATGGAAGATGGTCTATACCGGATTCCCGCCGGCACCGGATCACGAAGTCATCCGGTGCAAGCGTTGCACGACCGAACTCGGTCCGCTGGCTGGACAGCTCGGCATTCGGCCGGAGTTCGCGGCTGGCGTCTTTCAGGCGAGCGCCTAGCGCAGAGGAAGGCTATGCACGAGGAATACGAGATAGAGGACGACGACCCGGACGTTTGTCATCACGGCGTCGGCTTTGACGAGACATGCGAGGACTGCGAGATAGAGATCGCAGAGGACGAAGCCGGATGGCGCGAGCAAGCCAAGATCGTTGAGCAACTTCTGTCGAGGTAAGACACCGGCATGGCAGACGACACGGCCGCGCTCGACAAGATATACAGGCACGCACGGCACCTACGTGCCCGCGAGATATGCGCCGAGCTATCGACCGTTAGGCGTGAGATCGAGCGGCAAGAGGCGCGGGAGCGCGAGCTCCTGGCCGAACTCGAGCGAATAGACCCACTGATTTCGGAGGACGCGACATGATTACAGACGGTCTAGGCAACGTGACGATGAGCGCCGAGGAATACGAGGCGTTCTGCGACACCAAGGTAGAACGCGCAGCCGTAGCGATCTTCGCCGCGATGCAGGCCAACCCCAACTGGAACGGCAGCATCGACAACCAGGATTCGGCGATCGTCGCGGCCCGCATTCTGATTGGTCGGCTGTATCGGAGGGACGCATGACTTGGAGATACCGCCTCGCGTGTTGGCTCGGGTTCCATCGCTGGACGTATCCTCCTGAGAGGCTATACGACCCGGATACCGGCGAGCGCTGCTGTCTACGTTGCGGGAGGCGACGCCAGCCGAGCGACGCGACTTGCTCGAGCGGCTGTCGAAGATGCGCGGCGACAACGGCAGGGCCGACCACCGCGCGCTACACGCTCAAGCTGTTCTGTCTCGGGAAGTCTCGCCCCCTTAGATGATCGCCGCGCTGTATGTACAGAAAAACGGAATCTACGCAGGGCTGCCCGATGTCGAGCTCTGGGACGAGTCGCGCGAATGCCGGATAACGTCGTAAGCCTTGATGAGCACCGCCCGCACCTATCGGGCAAGGCTCGGTGCCTCAATACCGATTGCCGCTTTGAATGGGAAGCCGTCGCTCCGATTGGCGCGCGCTGGCTAGAGTGCCCCTCGTGCTCGCTTGAGAGAGGCCGGTTTTTGGCCCAGGTGGAGAGGCCCGGATCGCACTGGCACTGCGTGTGCGGCTGCGATCTTTTCTATTGCACCGATACGGGCTTTTACTGCCCGAACTGCGGACTGTGGCAGACACGATGATTCGGAGAGGGCACATGACTTGGAGATATCGTCTCGCGTGCTGGCTCGGGTTCCATCGCTGGACGTATCCTCCTGAGAGGCTATACGACCCGGATACCGGCGAGCGTATCTGTCTACGTTGCGGGAAGCAGTCTCGGAGGACAAATGATTAGGCCAATTTGCAAGGTCGTGAACAACAACCAGCCGGGCTGGACCGCAGTCGTCGAGACGGAGCCGAATGTGACGCTCGATGTCGGTTCGCTGCTCTACTCGACGGCCGACGTGGCAGCACTGACAACGGAGCGCGACGAGCTACTTCAGGAGCGGAACGAACTGCTCGAACGCCTGGCTTCGCTGGTCGGCCCGAGCGGTGGCCCGTATGTGGTCGCGTCTCGGGAAGACTTGCCCCGCTAAGTCTGAATAGCGCGATACAGTATTAAGACCTCGGGAAAAAGGAGGCTCAAATGACCAGCGTTAACGCCGAGCTCTACCACGTGGGCTTCGTAGGGGGGCTATGTGTACGCTTGCTTGGACTGTTTTAGAGGCTTCCGAGAGCCGCGGTACGAGTTGCCAAACCGAGCCATTATGACGATGGACGACAACGAATTACGGAAGCACGTCATTACGAGGTGTCCGCACTGCGGATCAACCAAGGTTGAACGTGTCGAGACTACTGGAGACTCCAATCAATGAACCGTCAACCTAACGACGACGGCCTCGTAGAGATGTGGGAAACACACGACGGCTGGCTCGTCGAAAAGTACGTCCCGAAGAACGCGCCGAAAGATGCTGATGCGCCTCCGGCCAATCAGCAGGAGACGACCGGAGACAAAGCCCCATGACGCTCTACGACCGCGAGGACCGCATCGAGTGCGATGATTGCGATAGCTGGGCCGAGCACACGTGGCATGAGAAGGCCGACAAGCTCGAGGAGCAGCTATTGGCGGCGCAGTCCAAGCTCGAGGCGATCACAGCCGGCTTCGCCATAGAGCACGAGAAGTTCCTCAAGGCGAACGAGCGCGCCACTGCGGCCGAGTCCAGTCTAGACACCGCTGCTGATCTTGCCGTGCTGATGGCGAAAGAGCGCAAAGACCTTGAGAGCAAATTATCCTCAGCTCTTGAACGCATGGACCGAGCTCGCGGCATTCTGCGCAAGAACCCGCAGGAGCATCACAATTTGGCGATGCTCGACACGGCAGACCTACGCGAGCCAGTCGTAGAGAATCCCGTAACCATAGCAACCGACCGCACGAACGAGCGGCAGACGTGCAATCATTGCGGCAACCCCGTGCCGTGCGCGTGCTGGTAGAGTGTCTGAGTGAGACTGATGGCTACATGGATTGAGGACTCGATACACCGACCACCGCGCCGATCAGCCGGCCGATACTGCTATCTCGCCGACAATGCAGGTCGGCGCATCTGGTTTCGGCCTCGTTCGTGGCGGGCGTTCGCAAGGTATCCAGACACGCTGCGGCCGTACATGGCTAAGCCACGGAAGCAGCGAGTTACTTACACGTCTTGAGTGGAGGCGTATCTGAATGAAGCAGTGGGTTTGCGAGTGTGGCGACGAGCGGTGCGAGGGAACGCACTTCTACGACCCCTACAAGTCGGGACCGCAGTGCGCGCCGCTGCCACATACGGAAAGCAATCTCGCGAGGCTGCTTGACGACGAGTGGGACCGACAGATTGCGGAGGACGCGAAGGCTGGCAAGGCCGAAGGCGAAGGCCAGGCGAGCGAGGCACACTAGCGGTCAGCTTTGCTATCTACCCGCTCGTTCAGCGACCGCATTTCCGCAGTGAAGTCCGTCCGCAGCCCCTTGATCTCGTCTTTAATCTCTCGGAGCGTGCTCGGAACCGCGTCGAATCTCGCCTCGAGCACCGCCGCTCTGGTCTGCGCCTCGACGACTTTTTGCTCGACCACGCGAAGATCACCTCGCAGCTTCGCCCACTGAGCCGCCAGCCAAGCCACCATTGCACCTATGCCGGCAACGAGCCAGTCGAGAATGTGCTCGAGGCTCACGGGCTTAATTCGAGGCGGCCTTGGCTCGGCCGTAAGCAGCGAGCGCAAGACCTGCAACCGTCAGCACTTGGTCAATCGCGCCGACGATCTGCGCCGACAACGTAGCCGCCTCAGACTCACCAACACCGAACCACCCAAGCACCACACCCACCGCCGCCGTAGCAATGCCGAGATATGTCTTGTAACCGTTCAACATGGGTTGATCCTCCACTCCCAATTCCCGCAACCGCTTCTTGCGCCTGCGCGACCGCCGCCAGGCTTTCAAGAACCCAAACAAAAAGGCACCGCGCCGGATGCCTTGTTGTATGGGGTCGCTCACGCACGGCCTTCGTTAAAGATGCTGTAATGGTTGCCGTCAGCAGTCTTAAATCGACCGCCCCACCTACAAAGCGGATGCAGCGATTCCCAGAACTCGCCGAGCGGCTGGTGATCCTCGGTGCGCGTCAGATACACACCGTCCCTGAATAAATTGAGGTCGATCGCTAGACGGAGCTTGTGGCACGAGAATGCGTGTCCATATGCCTTTTTTACGCCCAATACTCCATGAGTCCGCGGGTCGCGATAGGCGTCGCCCAACGTGACCTCAAAACCGAGTTCGTGTGCCTTGTCCAATAGGCGGGGAAGCAGCTTCGCCAAAAGCCGCTGTTTTTCGCCGAGTTTCATCGGAATACCTGCTAAAATGCGAAGGCCCGAAAGGTGCGCTAACACCCTCGGGCCTTCTAACCACCGTCAACCTTGTGCGAGGTCTCAGATGGCTAAACTTGACTCTACCAAACTCATCGGGCTCCGATTCGGAGCTTTAATAGTCCTCAAGATCGCGCCGCCCATTAACCGCAAGGCGCGATTGATATGCCTCTGCAAATGCGGCGATGTTCGTGCGTATGGCAGCTACGAGCTGCGGAGAGGCAAATCTCGAAGTTGCGGTTGCGAGCGCGGGTCTAACATCACGCGCGCCAAACTCAAGCACGGGTCTTGCAACTCACCGACATATAACTCGTGGGTGTCGATGCTTCAGCGTTGCACTAACCCGAACAAATCCTCGTATCCGTATTACGGCGGCCGCGGGATCACGGTCTGCGCTCGGTGGCAGAAGTTCGAGAACTTCCTAGCAGACATGGGCGCAAGGCCGATCAACCTGTCACTTGACAGAATCGACCCTAACGGAAATTACGAGCCGGCCAACTGCCGATGGGCTTCGCGAAAAGAGCAAAGCCAAAACCGACGCCCACGGCGTTATCGCCGCTGCCCGCCCCACTGATGCCGCAAAGTCAACGTGTCGTGCGACACGTCGTACCGATCATCTACCGGAGACCCCCGTCGAATGTCGGAGCAGTGCTCCCAAGCCACCGTCGTGCGCTTCCTTATCTGTTGCCCCGCCTCGAGACAGTCCACCCTGCCCCACTCGCGATTAACGACACGTACCCCGGTCTCGACTGCGATGTAGGGGCGGTACGGGATAGACGCGCAGCCGGACACCGCCACGACGAGCGCGGCTAGAAGCGGTTTGAGCATGTTTTTTATCAGGCTACTTCGCGACCCAGCCGGTGTTTCCGGTGCCGCTTTCTTTCACGTAAAGAGTGGTGCCGGCGCCACCGTCTAAGCGCGTGAATAGCGACCCGATCGGTCCCGTAACAGCGCCCTCCGGAGTTCCGCTGCCTGAGGTCCAAACCGGCGCGCCATCGCCTGGCCGCAGACGACGTCCGAATATGTCCTCGAAACGAAACGACGTGGACCCGAGATCAAGAGCGTTATCGACACCCGGCCGAATCGCGGAGTTGGTGATGAGCGAGCCAGTACCGCTAGTGTCGTTGAAGCCACGGCCGTTCCCAGAGCCGCTATCGACGACTGAGCCTGTTTTGTTGGTCGTAAAGTCGTTGCCAACGACTGTTAGGCCGGTGGTGGCGCTCTCGATGTTGAGTCCGTAATGCTGCCTGCGCGGGGTTCGCGTATCAGCCGCATAGTTCGCAGACACCACGAGATTCGCACTCTCGGTGGCGCCGAACGGTCCGATCCTAAAGCCGCTGTAGAGAGTTGCGGAGTCGTCGGTATTGCCGTCTAACGAGTGATTGGCCGCAATCGTTCCGCCCCGGCACCCCTCGAAATAGAAATTGTCCCGGTCAGAACGTCGAACGTTGTTTCCGACGCAGCATATCCCGACGCAATCCTCAAAGTTGATGCCGTAGGCGCCGGCCGCGTAAACCGTGTTGCCAGTGACGGAAACCCCGTTCGAGTCGTCAACCTTGATCCCGTTATAGGCGGGGTTGCGGATGTGGTTGCCTGACACTGAAACGTGATCGCTCGAGCTAACCACAATCCCCGTGTTGCCGCTGTTGGCGTTGAAATTCACCGCCCCGCAATCAATGACGGTGTTCCCCGTAATCGACCCGGCAAGATCCGCCGCGTTGCTCTGGTCCTGAAAGTTGACCCCAGCGTTGCCGAAATACTGAATCAGGTTCCCGGTGACCACGATGTGGTCAGAGCGATATGAGGAAACGCCATTGCGTCCGCCGTCCGTCTCATCGCCAATAATGACGTTGCCCGAGATAACGCCATTGGTCCCGTCGCGGTCAGCGTTGATGCCGTTCCCCGTAACCCCGGTGATGGTGTTCCCGGTGATCTCGTAATCGTGACGGAGAAGCCCGCCAATGCCCGCGCTGGAGTTATCGAGCGAGTTGCCAACAATTCGGATGTTTCGGCACCCTGCCCCAATTAGCCCAGTTTTCTCCGGCCCGCTTCCGCACAGGACATTGGCGTAGTAGGCACCCTCAATCCGGCACCCCTCGATGAGGATATCCGTTACTTCAGACCCACCGTTGGGGCCGCCGAAGTACACGCACATGCCGCGGTTAAACGACTCGTCGTAGTAATACCCATTGATCGCCGCGAAATCAGTGACTAGCGTCCAGTTCGCAAGGTCGTTGTCTATATCGGTCGCGTGACTGGTGTGCGTCGCCGTCAGGACGTACACAAGATCCGTGGAAAGCTCTGAGCCGCTTCCGATCGCAGTCCCGTCCGCGCGAACCTGCACGTAGGTCGGTGTTCCTGCGTCGTAAGTGTAGAGCGTAGCCCCAACCCAATTGGATGCTTGGGTTGGCTTAACGCCTCCGGTATCTTTGTTGCCGATGATGCGGCCGGTGCCAACAATGCGGAACCCGGAGCCGTAGTACGCCGCAACTACGTTCGGGCTCTGCGTCGTGTCCCCGCTAGGAACTCCCGTTGCTCGCGCTGTCCCTAGAAGGCGCAGCACGCCGCCCGCCATGAGATGCAATGTAATGTTGGATTTGTCGCCGTTCGTTCCGTCTAGTCGCAGCTCTCCGCTGAGCGCGCAATCCTCATACACCCACACGTCGCCGCCATCGTCCGGCTGTCCATCAACCGCGGACTGAGCCGCCGCCAGCATATCCGTCGTCCCCGGCGTGGTGTTCGTGCCGTATCGACGGATATCACCAGGGGGATAGCTGTAATCGACCGGGGTGACGCCGGCTGAGACTTCGGCGGCCGTGCGCTCGGAGACAACATTGCCGATTTTTCGGCCAATGCTGTTTAAGACGGTGCTCACGCAGCGCCAAGTCTCGTAATCGACAGCCACGAGTTCTCGTAGACCGTCGTCCCGCCGCCGCCCGTGGTGACAACCTGCGCCCACTGAAGCTGAAGGCTGCCCGCCGTTGCCGCTGTCTCGACAAAACCAGTCAGATACAGGCTGAATCCGTTAGAGCTGCCAGACGACACAAGCGAGTAAGAGGTCGCCAAGCTTCCGAGGTTTGCCACTACTGAGTCGGTTGTGTCTCCTGACGTGGCGTAATGCACCATCCCGTAAGAGGCCGCGCCGGATGGTAAGGTAAACGCCAGTTTGAACCGCGTCCCCAACGAGCCCCACCCGCCGCGCAGATACATCTGCACCGCATAGCGCGTGCTGGCGTCCATAGACACCAGAAGGTGGTCATCGTTTTGTAGCGTTGTGCTGCCGGTGACGGTCTCGTCTGCCGTCTTATACGCCCGGATTAGCACGCCGTATCGGGTGTCGCCGTAGGTCCGAGAAACCGCGTCAGTGCTTGCCGTCGCGGCTCCTAGATTGGTAATACGTCGGCCGTTGAAGTCCATGTCGGCGGTCGGCTTCCCCGTGCCATCCCGGAGCACGCAATTACTCAGCGCCGAGGCAAAGTCCTCCTCTTGCGTGTCCAGCTTTGAGGTCGCTATCGGCGGACTCTGAGCCTCGGTCGCCCATGTGTAGAGGCGCGAAAAGCTCCCGCTTAAGTCAAACGGCATAGATTGCTCCGTTATTGTGTGCTATACGTGCGCAGGTGAGCGCAGAACAAGAGACCTGGCTTTGGGCCATGGCCATCAAGCCACTAATCGCTGTCCCGGTTTTCGTGGCGGCCGTGCTGCTGGGCCGCTGGATTCTCAGCAAACTCCCGAACGGGAGGCTTAAATCCCTACTCTCTCGCCGCGTTGGTCCCTGACACCAGCGCGGGCGCGACGATCTGTTGATTCCTCAACAGTAGCCCAACCTTCTTGGGGTCGATCCCCAACCGAAGCAGCTCGGCCGATACTTTCGGATCTAGGACCGCTTTGGCCAAGTTCTGCATCACCCTCTGCTCGCCTATCTGACCGGCGAACTGAACTGGGCGCATCACGCTTTGCAGCAAGGCAGACTCCGCCGCTCGCTGCATTGTGGACTCAGGCAACCCCAGCGGCCCAAGAATCTGCCTGAGCACGTTTTGGCTAACGAGGTTTTGGCCGGTGTTCGACCCAACCGCGCGGCCGAGCTCGTCGGCGTTCGTTCGTCGTGCCAACTGTTCAGCGACTAGCTTAAGTCTGCTGGATTGGAGCGGGTTTAGCACTTCATCTAACGATGCCGACTCCCTGCCGAGAACTCGAGCGGCGGTTTCGTCTCCCTCGCGTAAGGCGCGCGCGAACATTTCGCCTCTTGTCCTGCTAGTGGAGCCAAAATCGGCTAACGCAGGTTGTAGCTTATTCCGAAACTCCTGCCCGACCTCCATTTGATTGACGGGCCTGGACATGCGCGCAAACCAATTGCGCGCTAACCCGTACTGCGGAACGTTCTCGTCCATCCACGAGCCAAGACTGCTGCGCGTGCGAGCCATAGCCGCCGCCTCGTGCTTACCAAGTCCCGAGACTTGCGGCGGCAGGTCGGTGATGTCGTCCATCGCCATTTTGAGATAGTGGAGCGTCTTGCCGGAGACGCCGATAGATTCGGGCGAGAACCCCTCTCGAATCATGATGTCTCGCGTTTCCGGTAACACGTCCCCGTTCTCAGCGGCGAGCTTCTTTGCAACACTCCACGCGCGCTCCATGGATGGGCGCTCCATCAGCGTGAGCAGCGACTTGTCTGGCTTTACGGTGACGCGCGCCACTGAGTCGTATAGATCTTTGGTGACGGCAGATCGTGATCGCTTGGCTAGATCCAACTGCGCGGAGTCTCCCGCAATATCATCAAGAGCGGCAAGCATGGCGTCTTTGTTCGCCATCGCCCGATCAGTCATTGGGGTGACGTACTCGGGGTTGTTGCGGATGGTGCGCTCGAGCTGGGCCAACCCAGGATTATTCGCCACCTCCGCCGTCGTCGGCTTAACGCCGGGCAAAATGGGCTGCCGCATAGCGTCATCAATGCTTTGGGCGGCCCTTGCTGCGTCGTCCGAACTGCCCGCAAAGGACTGTAGCGCTCTTGCTGCGATGCGCTCCTGTCCACCGCGAGTGAACGGCTCTATTAACGCCTTGCCGCCTCGATAAAGCGCCCCCGCACCACGAACCGCAAGAACGCCCCCGCCGCCCAGAGCCCCGCCCAATCCGACGTTAGCGAGGGTTTCTCCGGTGCCGACCGATGGCTGCAACAAGCCCATACCAGCCCCAACAGCAGTCGCCCCGGCTACCGTGTTAGCCCCAGGGATGGCGGCGGCCGGGAGCGAGTTGGCCACTGCCCCGCCCAAGTACCCCATCCTCCCGGCTGTCGTCCCCAGTAGGGGCGCGTCGCGCTCCCTGGACGCCTGCACGTCGCCACGGTCTACCAACCCAAGCAACTGCCCAGCACCACGGCCGAGGTCGTAAACTGACTTCCCCCAACCGGCGCGGAACTTGTCGAAGCCAGACATGCCCTCGGTGGGGTCTGCCGACTCCTGGCCGAAATCCTCGGGACGAGCAAGGCCCTTGCTAATGGCGATTTCGGCGATTTTCCACTTATTGGTCCCCTCGGGGATGCCGCTGATAGTCACGCCATTCGGCAGGGTAACGTCCATTACTGCAAGTCTCCCCACGAGACTGTGTTGCCGTTCTGCGGCCTAGGGGTTGCGCTGTTCGGGATGACCGGCGTGTGCCCCGGCACGTACCCCTCACCCACTCGCAGCCTGAGCTCGGAGCGGCTCATCAAGTCGTCAAGAATCTGGCGATTTACCGACTCATCGTTTAGACGGTCGGGCAGTTGCAGCCCATACTGTGCCTGCTCTCGATCAGACAGCGTGCCCTCGCCCGGGATGCGAAACACTGTGCGCAGTTCGGTCGATAGCTGCTCTCTCAGGTTGTCAAACTCGCGCGCGTCCTGGTAGTCAGTAACTCCGCCTATACGGCCCTTGTAGCCCATGACTCCGCCGGTCGGGGTTTTGCCCAGCACGCCGTAAAACCGATCCACGACATACGAGAGCGAATCAAGCGCCGGCTTCTTCGCATCAATCGCACCCTGGTTCTGGCCAGCGGCAGCGCCCGCTGCCTGGGCGCCGGCCAGCTTCTCCGCCGCGTCAGTCGTATCCTCGAGAGTGGACAGCGGATTGAGCTCGCCGCCAGGCAGCACCTGCGTCGGCACCTGATTGATCGTCGGAATCTGAAGCGAGCGCTTCATCTCGATATACCGAGCCTGCTCATCAGGGGTCATGGCTTTGTACGCCTCCCACTCCTGAAGGGACGCAGGGGTGTTTTGCTCTCGGCCGTAAAAATCGTTGAGGAACCGCTCAAACGTGCCGGTGTAGCCGTCCGCTTTGGCCCTCTCATACTCTTGGACCTTTGTGGGGGATTGCCCGCCAATCGTCGGGGAGAGTTGTCCCATCGCCAGATTGGCCGCCACCTGCTGCTGCATCGGCAGGGGGAGCTCAGTGATGGCGCCGACTGCTGCGGCTTGTCGCGGGTCTTGCGCCATGCCGCGCAGCTGAGCGGCGATGGCTTGCCGCTCTTGGGCGTCCATCTCCTTAGCCTTTTTCCCAGCCCTGCGCGCAAGCAACGCCTGGCCCAGTTGCCCCAACCCCTCGCCCACGCTAAAGGACGGCATCACCGAGCCTTGATACCCCGCAAACGTGCCTCGGGGCGCGGCGGCCTGCTGCGTCAATCCGGCGGCTAGAGCCTGCGCGTCCGCGGCGCTCTGCGGCTGCTGTTGCCGGAAGAACTCAACTAATCTATTGGCCATTTACCCTCCCAGCGCACGAGCGAGGACGCGGGCATAGTCAACGTGCTTCACCCCGTTCCGAACGTGGATAGCGCCCGGATCTTTGCTCTCGATCTCTTGCGCCATCACGCCAACTTGCGGGGTCTTGTCGCCTATGTAGTTGAAGGCGTACAAATTGTCTCCGCTCGAGAGTTCACCGATCTTCTCGATGTTCTCTTTGACCCTCTCGTCAGACGCCATGATTGCCGACGAGCCGAGGCCAAAAAGCCCGCTAAGCAGCGCGTTCCGGGATGCCATGTTGGCGTTATAGATGCCCATCTGCCCGCCGTAGCTGTTGTAGATGTTCCCAGCAAGGTCGGCGGGATTGGCTCCTACTTGCGCGGCGCCCTGAAAGCTCGGCATCTGCACCTGACTCGCAGACCGAAGCGCGTTGAACTCGTTCAGCGGCAAATTGCGCTGCGCGAACAGCTCATCCATCCCCTGAGCTCGGGCAGCGTTGGAGAATCCACTCCCCGCCAGTTGCTCGCCGAACAACTGCCCACGGGCGGAGGACTGCATACCAAATAGACGCTGCGCCTCCGAACCGGCCCCGGCGATAGACTCATTCCGCGCCTGCCGATACGCCGTCTCCCTGGACCGATTGAAGTCATCGAAAGCGTTTCGGTAGGCTTCCGACCCCTCGACAACCCCCTGGTTTGCCAGACGCGTCCTGAGCGATTCCTCGCCCCTTTGGTACTGCGGGTCGAGATATTCGGTATTGCGGGCGTACAGGGCGTCCTGGGCGCCTTGCCGCACCCTATCCATGTTCGTATCGAGCTGCGGCAGCCCGCTCGAGTTGATCTGCCCGCGCAACCCCGGGAGGCTGGCCGTGTCGAGCGGGCGGCCGTATGACTCGCCTACGCGGCCTAACATTCCCTCGGCCACGTTTCCCAGCTGCAAGTCTTGTCGGTTCTGCTGCGATAGCAGTTGCTGCATCTCGGGCGTTAGGTTGATGTCCTGCCGATAGATCGGCGCCCCCGTGGTCGGGTCTGAGCCGGTGACCGAGAACTCCTGCGAACCCAGCGGCGTGTACGTGTTGAATCGATTCAGCTGCGCGTTGTACAGGGCCGCATCTTGGTTCGTCTGCGTCTGCGCATTCGCAACATCGTAAGGATTAGGCGACGGAGGCGGGTTCGGACTTCTCATGTAACCACCTGCATTCGTTTCTAAGCATCCCCAACACAATCAAGTCATCGCCCATTACGGCGCGACGCTTTCGCCCCTCAATGACAAACCCCAATCGCTTGCAAAAGCTCAGCGTTCTTTTTGCTTTCGCTGGTACGTGAGCGGTCGCCCGCTGACACCCCAGCTGATGGAACACGTACCGAAACACAGCGACAATTGCCGCGCGGGTGACGCGATTGGCGGCGACCGATATCTCTATTTCAGGCCCCGTGTACCCGTTGAACACAGCGCCCGCGATGATCTCCCCCCGATCCTCGAGGCCAATCGCTTCAAATTCCGAGAACGGGAATCCGTACCCTATCCTCGCGTGAACCCAAGCGGCAACGCGGTGCTTGCTGTCTAGAATTAGCCTCATATCCCCCGGGCGACTTCATAAACGAAGTCCGTAGAGGACCACGACACCGACACGTCATCAGCGACAACGCGCAGCTTCGGCGCAATCGCGAACCCCAGACCACGGGAGGATCGCCAAGTTCTCTGCACCGCTACGGCGCCAGACCACACCGCATCCCAAATCCCGCCCCACGGATCTCCGGTTGAGCCAGAAACAGACTGCACCGGGAGGAGCCCGCGATCCTGGTAATCGGTGTCGATCTGAATGCCTACGCTATACCCGCCGTCAGACGTGAGAACGGGGCGGATCATCGTGACGGACTTCAACGCCCCTCGGTCGTCCAGATAAGAGAACGCCTGCTTACAAACACTCGTCACGCTCTCGCCGTTGTCGGTGTTCCCGTAATCGGCGCGGGCAACGTACCCGTCGCCCCCAAAGTACAGTCTGTCTCGCGTCGTCTCGAAACAAATGGCGTTCCAGCCGGTATACCTGCACCATGCCCCGGTCTGCGTGTTCATCACGTACTGGTATGCTGTCTCCAGCTCACTAGTTGGAACATTGACTATCAGTTTTTGCCCTGCCGGGTGCAGCACGACACTCCAGCCGTAGGAGTTCCCGTAAACTTGCGCGTCGCGGTTGAACAGCGTTCTAATCTTGTCGCTAACCGCTCCCGATACATCAGCCCTGCTCTGCCGCACGGCGAGAGATAGCGGCACCACACCATCTACCGTGGCGAGCACAGCCTCGCTACCGAGTTTCGTCCAGGCGCGATTGCCGCGACACACGGGCTTGCCAATACGAAAGTGAGAAACGCGCGCCCATTCGTACTGGCTTGCCGGATCGGTGCCGGCGAACGCGACTACCTCGCCCTCGGTCGATACGAACGCAATGAAGTCGGCGAGCTCTGAGGACGTGTCAGCGCTCCAGGTCACTATGTTTGACAACCTTCCGCCGAGCTTGAACAGCGAGGCGAGGTTAAGCCTGGTCGCGGTGCCGGTGATCGAGCTGACCGGCAAATACCACACGTCGAACCCAGAGCCGCCGAAAAATAGCCGCTCTGCATAAACCGCTACCGTGAACAACACGGACGGCGTAAGCCCAGACCCCGTGATTGTTGACGCCGACCACGCTGAGCCGTTGTATTGCAGCGGGGTGTCAGCCCCATTCACGACTGACAGAAACTGCCCACCAGTCGTGCCGAAGTTTACGTAGTCATACCGGCTATTGGTGATCGCCTGGACCGTGTTACCACTGCCGCCGACAGAAGCCGCCAGGTCTGTGCCAGACCCCCAGGACGATCCCCACGACGCTCCCCAAGACGCACCCCACGCGCCGATGCTGGTGACGATGCCGCCACTAGTGATTTGATAGATGCCGCGCGTCGTACCGTTGACGATGGCGGCGAAAATCCTAGTAGCTGTGCCGTTGTATGCAAAAATCGTCTCGCACTGGCCCGTGAAGGTAGCGTAGCGTTCGTAGCCCTTCCGAATGTCTACTGAGGTAGCGTTGGGGAACCAGTTATCTAACGCCAACGCGTCTGTGGCCGGCATCAAGGAGACCGAATCGCGCGCGTTCAGCCCACCAATGGGGGCGGGCAGGCTCGCGATCCGCGACCGCCGCGCCCTAGCTGCCATAGCCCGTGTCCGGGATATTGTCCTCGTCTAGCAAGCGAGTCGTCATGCTAGTCCGCCCCATATCTAGCGTGGGCGCCATTCCGGCGCGCGCGATGTTGCGAGCCACTATTCGGTCGTGAGATAGCTTCTCCTCGCCGTAATCGAGCCCCTTCGAGGCTTTAAACCGCCATTTGATCCCCGAGATAAAGCACTCGTCTGGTAGTAACGGGGTGTCTGCGTCGGAACTCCACTCCTCGAGCGTATCGTTGCCCGCGCCGTTTAGTACCCACTCAGACGACGAATAGAGGATCGATACCGTTCTCCCCGCATCGGTAGATGCCGGGGTGGGGGTGAGCTCGATTAACCCACCAACCGACCCAGATTGGCCGGTACCCTTCACTCGAAACCGCATTCGCGGCCCGATAGATGCGGTGCCGTAGTTAATCAGCGCCCATTCTTTAGACGTAATAGGACCGTCAATAGGCCAGTCCTGGCCTGTATCCCAGATGGTCTCGTTGATGTAGTGCCCCAGGTCGGACGGGCCGGCGTAAGTTGCGACGTTTTCCGCCAACGTGAACGAGTGAGCACGGATCAGTTGAGGCCAATGCCCCTGCCACCCTTCCATCGCAGCCAATTCACGGCCCTCCAAATTGGCAAGCGCGAGCAACTGGCGTACTTCCGGGTCGCTGTTGCCGTACACCGAGTCGGGACGGGAGATGATCCCCATCTCGTCGCACGCCGCTTGCACAATCTGGAGCAGCGTTCTCACTCTGCCTCATCCTTCCTGGGGCGACCCGGGCCGCGCTTCTCAGCTAGCGCGTCGAGCTTCCTGGCGAGGTCGGCAACCTGCTGCTTAAGCGCAGCATTGTCGTCCTCGAGCTGCTTCTGTTTTTCTTGGGCAGCCATCAGCGCCGCGCTATCGCTCGCAGCCTTGAGCCAGGCAATAGCCTTGTCACGCAGCTCGCGGCCACCGTGCCCGAGGTTGTGCAGCACCGTGTCAGATACAGCCGCCAGATGCTCCACCGTATGGACATTGACCCCCTTGAGGTTCAGGGCGGTTGAGCGGCTCACCTGCGGCCACTGCTCGATAGGCGTGCCCTCGTGTACCTCGGCCTTTTGCTTCTGGAACACGTCCCACTGCCGGGGGAATCGCTCGGGGTCTGGCAGCTCACCGTTAGGGCCTTGCTCGAACCTAACCGGCCGCTTGATCTCCCTCGTTCGGTCACCCGCGAATCGAATCCAGATGAACGGCTCATCCTTGAAGATATCCCGCCCCTTGTTTGCGGACGCAGCGCCCTGCCGAACAGGCTGCATCAGAAACTGCACGATCAACGCCCGGTCGTCGCCGTGCGTGATCGATAAACCCGTGCCCGTGTCGCGGACCTGGGCAGAAACAAAAGTCGCTTCAGCACTCATTGGTTACCTCTTGCAGATGAAAACGGCCTGACGACCATCGTCTCGAATCAACTCGACCGATGGCCAGTAATCTTCAAGCACATCGGCCCACCACCAGGCAGGTTTCACCGTGAGGTGAAGCCTCTGCCCAATGTGCAGCCCAAAAGAGTCGGGAATGGTGTCGATATTCAGGTAACAACTAACAGACACCGAGTCGCGAATCGCTTTCAGAGTGTCCGCGACCTTGTCGGTGGGAATGTGCTCTAGCTCGTCGCACGAGAGCCCGTATTCGACTTTCGGTAGGTTCTGCGCCTCCCACAATGCCGACTGAACGAACGGCACGGACTCCTCTAGACAGTTCGAGGCGATATCCACGCCTACCGCATCAAACCCAAGATCACGAAGCCGGCGCACCACTCGTCCTGTGCCGCAGCCGAAATCCGCCACCCTTGCCCCGGCAGGAATGCCAAGACGCGTCACCGCATCTTCCACATCCGCGAGCCCTGGAGACACCTTTCGATATGCCTCCACCTGCCACATACGCTCGTACTTGGCCCGCTCGCTTTCCTTGCTTGGGATCACCGAGTGAGCGCGAAGCAGTTCGGGCAGAAGCCCCTCGGCATATACCTGTATTGCCAAGTCACACCCGCGAATGACTGGGGAAATAGCCTGCGCGAACTGATCGGCCGTCCTAGCAAGGGATAGCGTCGTTCTAAAAATCTTCCCGTTGAGCGGGATGTCGATCACGTCATCCGACAGGTTCATCAACTGTTCATAGGCGTACGGCTGACGCTCTCTCTGCGAGAAGTCGTAGCCAAAGAGCAGCATTGAGCGGTAGCCAAGCCCCGCAGCGACGTAAATGGCGTGAATGCTCGCCATCCCAATAGGGGCGGTCAGGTACTCTTGGTCTGGCGGATCGCCCAACGCCTCGACCGTGGCCTCTGTTCCAAGATGAAACAGCGAGACGTGATGGCCGTTTAAGGCGTCAAAAACCCTAGGATGAACCTGGCTGGCTAACAGGTGATGCGTCCCCTCACCAGGGGAATCGACGTGAACCAGATTTCCCTCGCGGGAGTCGATCATCACGAAATAATCGCACTCGATCCCGTTGGTTCTGAGGAACTTGTAGGCGCCATTTACGGCGAGGATATGGCACTCGCCACTCAGCGCCCGGATCACGTCAAGGTAGTCATGCACCGAAGGGCCGCCGGCGACCACCATCAGCGGCACGTCAGTCCATGGCCTCTGGGTGAGCTCCGGCAGGCCGCGCGCCGCATTCCGGCGCACGTTGTCAATGATCGCCTCGCGGCTGTTGTTAACCTCGTGCGGAAAAAAGACCCCCGGAGTTTCCTCCGGGGGCGAAAGCACTGCTGCCATTAGTTACCCTTCAGCTTGCCGAAGGGATAATTAACGATTGCAGTTCTGATGGTGTTGCCAGCTGATGCGGATGCCGAGGCCGCGGCCACGATCATCACGTTCATCACCACGGCGTTACCCGCCGAGGCGGTCGTCGGAGCAGCAGCAAGCCGCCCCGCCGTGTCAGCAGCAACCATACCAAGCAACGCATCGGCGTTAACGCTAGCCGCCACGCGAATCGGGAACGTGCCTCGCATCCGAGCCCAGAAAAAGGCGTTGTCGCCAATGATCTGGCGCGGAGCGAAGCCGATCCTATGACCCACGAGAGCCAACGCAGCAGTGAGCTTCACAGCCTGGTTGTTCTCGTCGATTGCTAGGGCGTAAGGTTCGTTGGTCGTCGTCGAGATCGCGGCGCCAGCCTGCACGTAACGGTACGTGATACCGTCAGACGCGACGATCTCGGTGCCGAGCTGGTGCTCAGCGCCCGCGCCGTCCGTCGTGGTGCCAGCCGTGACGCGATCAACGTCAACTCCCAACACGGAGCTGTAGTTAGTCGTCATAGGTTTCCTCCTTAATCGTCCAAGACGCCCTGGAGGAACCGATTGCTGATGGTCATGTTGCCGGCGAATCCGATCAACTTAACCATCGCATCTTGGTTCGTCGCCATGCGCTCGCCACCAATCGGAACAAAGTTCCGGTTGGAGTGGGGACGGAAATAGATGTAGTTCGTGTTAAGGAAATACATTCTGTCCGTCGCGTTACCGCCGCCATAACCACCGTCGAGAACCACATCGGCGCCCATGTACTTAAGCGACTCGAAACCGGCTTGCGCCATCTCGTCACTAGTTACACGTTGGATCGCCTGGAGGCTCTCGAGGTAAAAGCGGTAGTAGTCGTTACCGGCAATGATGAGGTCCGGCTTATCCGTGCCTCGCACCAATTGCAGGTAAACGCGATTCATATACGACTGAATGTTGGCCGACGTTGCCGCCGCCCCGCCGTCAGTCGTCGAATCGAACGCAACGTTGCGCCAGAAACTCCAGTCGTCGGCCGCGATGCCGCCGACCGTGCCCGTCGCGGGGGTGATATCGACCAGCAGCGCGAGGCCGCCGATCTGCTTACCACCATCCGACGTGCCGTCCGAATAGCAGTCAAGCGCGATGTTGTTGATCAACGTGCGCTCGGCGTTGCCGATTCGGCTTTCCAGCAGGTCGATAATCGCGTTTTCGCCGGAGTTCTGGAGCTCCTCGAGACCGGAAATCGACACTGCCACTGCGGCCTGCGCGTAATTGAACTCAGCCGCGCTGAACACGGTGGACGGCGCGATATTCAGGGCCTCATAACCCGAGTACCGCTTGTACGTGCCGTTCTCGGCATACTCGAGCTCTTGGACGATGGTGCGACCGCCCGACACAGGCTTGACCTTGTCACGCTTACGAAGGCGCATGAGAAGCGCATTGTTCTTCGTGACGTTATCGGCCAACTTGCCGGAGCGATTCCGCAGCGTCGTCGTGACAATTTCCGTTAGGTTCGGATCTGCCATGACTTGTTTCCTCTAAAGTTGGGTTAAACGGCGCCGGACTGCGCCGCAAAATTGGCCATTAGCTCGTCACGCAGCGATCTATCCCCCGGGGCGGCACTCGAGGCTGTGTTGCCTGGGCCTCCGGTAAGAGAGATTGACTTGCGCTTGGCTTCCTCGGCCCTACGCCTTGCTTCGGCCGCCCGCTTCTGTTCCTCCTCGGCGCGTTGTTGCGCGAGGAGCGTGGCGCGGGTTTCCGCGTTCGCCCAAACGGCTTGGTCGTAGGCGTCCTGCAAATCCTTCGCGGCACCTTGGGCGATGAGGGCGGCCATGTGGCCTTTCACTGCCTGATAGTGCGGATGCTTGGGATCTGCGGCGAACGCCTCGATCTCCGCTTGGACTTCACTCTGCAATTGGGTCTGCTCAGTCTGTTGTTGCTGAGCGATGTAACTCTTGAGCTGCGCGATCTCTTGGTAAAGAGTCGCGATCTCTGGCGGTTGATTGGGCTGCCGGCCAGGCTGCGCCCCCAAGTCAACGCCGAACTGGCGCGCGGTCTGAAGCAGCGCGTTGCGCTTCTGGTCGGGCGTGCCATTCCTCAGCACGTATGCCGTATTCAGCATGGACTGCACCGCCGCAGCGGGGGTTGCGCCCTCGGCCTTAATCAAGGCCAGGTAGGGCTGCACGGCCTGGTACATCTCTTTGCCGAAAGAGGCGTGCTCGTCTCGCGTCGAGGTGAACTTGGTGATGTCCTGCTCGCGCTTCTGGACTGCCGCCATGATTTCTGGCGGGAGCTCGTGCCACTTGGCTTTAGCCTCCGCACTCCACCCATTGGGCGGCGAGAGCGCCGGCTCGACGCGCTCCTGCTCAGGCTCTGTCTGCTGAGGCTCGGCGACAGCGACTTGCTCGGGCGCTTCTGGGGCGGCGGATTCCTCCGCCTGCTCCTTGGGCGCAAAACGCCCCTTCTCGTCCCTTGCCCTCTCGGCGGCCGGCTTTTCAGCCTCTGCCTGCTCGGTGGCTTCTGGCTCGACGATCTCGGGCGCTTCCGCCTCCGTCTCGCGCTGCTCCTTAAACGCAGCCGCTAGCTGCCCCCTCAAGTCATCTTCTGCCGCACTCATCTTGAGCGAATCTCCTGGATTGACTTCTTGATGTCCTCATGCACTGGGTCCATCGGAACCGGCTTGCGCTCGGGCAACCGCTCGTTCCCCACTTCCACCAACCCGTGCTCTCGCAGGTGCCGCTTGTGGTGCGCTCTGCCTCTGATCCGTTCGCCCGTCACCATTGATTGATAGGGCTGGATATCCGGTATCAGGTGCGAAAACCCGAGCTCCTGATCCATCTCCCGTCCGCAGGACTCGCACGGAATCGTGCGCGTGTGCTCTTTCACCGGGCGCACGATCTCCTGCCGGTCACCGCAGTGACGGCATTCGTAGGCGTATAGGGGCATGGACTACTCGTTAAGCGATAACTGCGCTTTGTCGGTATCGCTGAGCAAGTGCAGGATCGGCCACGCCTCGCCGCGACGATTGGCCAAGATGTCCAAGAAGTTTGCGAGCGCCGTGTACTGCGCGGTCGTAATGTTCGACGCAGTGCCCGCAAGCGTCGCGGCGTTCGCCAGAATGTCCGCAGCCGCCGCCTTAAGTGTGATCGCCGCCATACATATTCTCCCTAGTTCGCTCGTGCTCGTTTGAGCTGGTTGGCCAAATTCAACAACTCCTGAGCAGCCTTGATCTGCGCCTGACGCTTCTCAACGCGCTCGCCCTTCGACTTCTCCGATTCTTCTGCCTGGCGGCGCTTGAACTCACGATCCCGCTCGGCTTCGATGCTCTTGAGTCTTTCAATCTCGATCTTTGTCTGAGCGTCGCGCGCCTGCTTCGCCTCGTCGGCCTGTCGTTTGTCGGCGTCGGTCTTGGCCTTAAACGCCCGAACTTCCTCGTTCTGCTGGGCGGTGATCTCTGCCACGCGCAAGTCCGTCTCGGCCTTAAGCTGCGCCTTGAACATCTCGACCTCTTTGGTGATGTCGGCCTTGTACCGTTCCATCTCCATATTGCGCAGGCTTTCTCGGTCTGATCGCTGGTCCTCGATCTGCTGGGTATGCAAGTTCTCCCGCGCCTGCATCTCCTGTCGCGCCTGCTCGACCTGCATGTCTGCCTGCGCCTTGATCTGTGCGAGCTCCTTGGCGCCCTGTTGCTTCACCTGCTCCTTCATGAGTTCTGGATCAGGTTGTGGTTGCTTCGGCTTTTGCAGCTTCTTCATCGCATCGTCAAAGACAGGCTCGAGCGAGCGGGCAGCCCTGTGCCCCCTGATCCCGAACATCAACAACTCACCAGCCAAAGGCCCAATCTCAGGAGCGATCTGCGATGCCTCCACTACTTTCTGCAAGTACGCGCCAGCCACGTTCAACAGTTCCGTCCGCTGCTGCCGCTCTAGCTCCTCATCGGTCCTCACCGTCGAATCTGTCTCGATGTCGATGCGGAACTCGCGCAGAGCCTGGTGGCTGATCAGCGCGTGGACTTCTTCCCACGACGGCTGCCGCATTAGCTCCGCGGTCTTTTCGTCCACCGGCATCTGTTGCCCGGTCTTGGCCGCTAGTTGCTGCTGAGCCAAGAACGCCTCTTTCTCTGCCTGCATGGGCAGTCTCATGCCCGAAATGGCCTTGATCGTATCGAGGGCGAAGTTTTCGCAGATGATCTCGCCCATGATGCGGATGCCGTCCCGCACCCACCGCTGCACGTCGCTCTGCGCGTCAGAAATCCGTAGTACCGCGAATCGACCCTTGATCTGCTGAGCCGTCGCAGTCTCGGACGGCTCGGAGTTGCCTCGGATGATGTCCGCGATGCCCGTGATCTCGTAAAGGTCTTGCTTGGACTTCTCGCGCGACTCGTACAGAGCGATTAGCGTCTCTGCGACTTCCTTGATCGGGACAAACGATATCGCCCCCTCAATTCCGCCCTTTTCACTGAACTGCGACCAGTTCGTGACGGGAATGAGTTTGTTGTTGCCCCTGAGCAAGTTAGCCAACTCAGGAGCCGATGCATCGTATGCGCCGTTAAGCCTTAGAGCGTCCTGTAGCGAGTCGATCCGCGCCGTTAACTCCTCAAGCTCCTGGGCCTGCGTCTGGTACAGCGCATAGTCAGGGGTGGGGACTAACGAGTCGGTTGTGATCGTCGCGAATAGCGGCTTTTGGCACGGGAAATAGTTGGTAAGCCTAATGGGCGGAGTAACAGACTCGATCACCTTCGGATAGGACCGCGAAAGGAACGCAACAACCCCCCTGTCCTTGTCCCAAATCTCGTATATGCACGCCTTCTTAACGTCCTCGCCAACTTTCTCGTCCTTCAGGCCCTTGGGCGTGTAGTCGAGGGGGATGCCCTTCCCAGCGTCACCAAACCGCTTAACGAGCTTCTGGCGCGTCAGGTACACCTTCCGCCAGACCATCGGAACCTCGTCCCACGTCCGCGCGACTGCGTGCCCGAAGTCCTGCCAATACACGTAATCCGGCACTACCTGCTCGGTGTACTGGTCCGACCCCTCCTCGCCCTCTGCTTGGTAGCGATGCCACGCCACCCCACGCCCAGGCAAAAGACGGTCAGAGACCGCTTGCCGCGTCACACCGCCGTAGTTCTGGCAATCAATCGTGTACGAGAGGCATCGCTCGATGACCTCTGACGCTACCCGCCCAACGTTGTCGGAGTCCTTGAACCTGCGCTCCGCCACCGGCTGAGGGTCGCGAGCGTAAAGAGCTGGCAGCAATGTCTGAACGTTGCTCCAAAGCACGTTAAACCGCTTGGTCTTGCCGGCCGTGTTGTCGGCGTCCTTGTACAGCCGCACGACTTTCTTTGAGCGAGTTTCCCAGGCGCGAAACTCTTTTTCGTAAAGGTCGATCTCCGCGATGTACCTTTGGTACTCGCTATCCACCTTCTCCGCCGTAGCCATTTAGTTCACGAAGAACGTGACGCTGATGGTGTTCGCAACCGTAACGTGCAGGTTCGTGGCGAAGGCGGCCGGAAAGAAGTGAAACCCAACGGCGGGGGTAATCGTGCCGCTGATCGCCGTACCACCAGAGCCACCGTCACGCAGAACCAGAGTTCCGCTGCTGGTTGAGGCCACATAGAACCCGACCAGCCGACCGCCAACAGCCTTAACGGTGCTCGTGCTCGTGATGAGTACCGGAGTACCGACTTGTGCGTTAATCATGCTATGGACCCCACTCGTCGCCGACCGCGCCCGTACCCGTTACGGCCACATCATTGACGTATTTGACGTTTACCTCGGTTGTCGGCTGGAACAGCTCGAACGTGCGAGTAACCGGCGCCATACCCGCATGGGTAATGTGTAGGCACACTTCCTCGCTCCAGTTGCCCGCGCCGATGGTCATATCCTCATCAACCAGCAGCGCGTAAACCCCCGGCATGGTGCTCGCGTCGATCTCCGAAATGGTCGGCGTGGTGTACGTCACATCGGCCGCGCCATTACGACTGCGAACGACAGTGAAGCTAGACAGCCCCGTCTCTCGAGTCGTTAGGTCCGTGGCATCTACCGCCACGAAATACAGGTATTGGTCGGTAACACCCGAGGCTATTCTCATCGCTCAATCTCCCCGCCCAGCCTTTGCGAACGCTGAGCGCCAAAACCGCCCTGTAGCCCCTGTATCCGCTGAAACGCCGACGCACTCCCCGCCGTCGCGAGAGTCAACGCCCCCGCCTCGCGGAAATTGGTGCTGCCCTCGTAGTCCGTCCAATTCGCCCCTGTGTCAGGGTTCGTGTATTGCGTGCCCAGTACTTGCGTATCGGGCCGCCAATCGGCAATCGCGATGTCATTGAGCGCGCTGATCGCCTGCCAGCCAGAGGACTTGGCCGGCGTCCACGCAGAGTCAGAGAAATCCGTGCCCGAGTTGAGGTTGGCGTGCTCTCCGCCGCCAGACCAGAAATTTCCGCGGAACGTCCACCCAGACGCCCCGGGAATGTTCGTGCCGTCGTCGTGGTCTGTGCCGACAGAGATTGGGATGGAGGCGTTCTGCTCGACGATGTTGGTGCCAGACACCGACGCCCCGGCACCCACATGGAAGGCGTACAGGTTGTCTATTAGCGTGTTGTGGGCAATGTGGACGTTTGAAATATCCGCCCCCGACAACCCCTCGCTCAGGTACAGCCCGTTGTAACAGTAGGCCACCAAGTTCAGATAAACGTGATGGTTGTCGTTATCTGAGCCAACGTCCTGCCACGGCTCGATGTCCTGAGCGATGCCCGCGCCACAGTAGGAGCTGTTACGGTGATAGTCGCTGTTGGTCGTGCCTAGCACGATGTTCCGGCGAATGATGGCGTCGTGAATGCTGGTCAGGTAGATCCCAACAGCCCACACGCCCATGAGATCCGTATCTTCGACCGTGACGTTCTCGCCCGGGACGCTCCCGGTCGTATGGATCGAGACGCCCTCGCCGCCACACTCGAAAATCTGGCAATCCCGGACGCTGTAGCCGATGATCTCGCCGCTTCCCCCAATCCCCGCAATAGCACCGCCCCACCCGCCGCCCGGATACCCCCCGGGCGCATAAGCAGTGTTGAACACGTCCGTGTGTTCGAACGTCGAGTTCGAGACCACCGACCCATCGCCAGAGAAGTTACGCAGCACGCCAGACGTGCCCATCTCGTGGATATAGCAATCGTCAACCGTGACGTTGTTCCCCTCCCAGACAATCGCACGGCCACCCGTTACGGGGTCGCTGCCGCTCAGGTTATTTCGCAGCTCGCACGAGTTCACGGAGCTGTTAGACGCCTGGAGTGTGATGAGCGCGAAATAGTCAGACCCTACCGTGCCGTCGTAATCGAGCACCCACCGCGACGCGCCGTTGTACACGTCAAGCGTGATCGCGTGGCTGAAGTTGTAATACTGGTCATTCCACACCCCGCCCGACAGATGGAAGATGCGGTCGCCGCTTATCGTGTTCGCGTTCGCGTGGCTGAGCGTGAGCCAGGGAGTGAGAGTTGATAGCCCGTTGTTACTGTTACTCCCCGACGTGGAGACGTAGTAATCGGTCACGCTACCTGCCTTTCCTCAGAGCGTGGAGCTACAGCGTCATTCACCAACGCTCGCAACTCGTAGTGCCCGAGCTCGTCAACTAGCCGGTTCGTGATCTTGACTGCGGCCTCGACGTTGATCGGCACCTGCTGGTACTGCTTCCAGAACTCATCCTTGACCATGCCCCTAATCACGCCCTCCGATACCATGCGCTGCACCCTCACTAGCTCCGAGTGCATCACGGCCAGAATCGTCCTGAACTTGGCCTCTACGGGGTCGTCGTCCCTGAGCCTATTGATCGCAACGGCAAGGTCCGCCCTTAGCTTGATCTCCTGCTCCAAGTACCGCGCAGCAGGCCCAGACCAATGGGCGGGGCAATCTTTCTCGCCTAGGTAGTGCTGATTCCCTAACGTTCGCATTAGACCCAATTCCTTCGCTCAACCGTGTGGACACCCTCGAGGTCGAAAACCTCGCGGGCCGTTTGGCTCTCCCAGAATCGCGGCTTGCGCTCCACCGTTTCTGGCGGAGCGTAGTGCTGCATGACTTGGCACCCGTAGCTGAATGCGTCGCTAGGATGACTCGCCCAGTCGTGTTCAGGCTCTTTCGAGTACGCCTGAAGGTCGGGGTCATACTTGAAGTGCCACGCCCTCAACCCGTCTAGCCCGAGCTCGCATCGCTCCCTGTTGAACTCACAGGAGCCGATAATCGTCCTTGCTGCGTTTATCCGGTCGTTCTTCGACGTGCGCTCGACAACCCCGCACTTGTTCGCCCCGAACGCCGTGATGAACTGTTCTATCGCTGAGTGCTTGGCCTGAAACGTTTTGACCCGTGCGTCGTGCGGTAACCAGATTTTCGCCAGAGGCCAGCCGCGATCCGTCAGCCGCCCCTTCAGTCGCTCTATCCAGTCCTCGGCGTGTAGCCCGCTGTCCCCGTCATAGTCGAGAACACCGTACCCGCCCGATCTCCGCTGCCAGAACCACCACGAGCATGTGTCACGGAAACCAAGGTCCGACGTAATCTCAACCCCCGGGCCAGACTCGTCACGCTCTACTGCGTCGTGGATTCTCCCGGACCTCTCGGCCCTATCCACCAACCGAGCCAGGATTGCGCCCTGCTCGACACCGTAAGCGCCCTCCCATATGTGCTCTGCCAGCTCTGGGTCTACAGACTTGTCATGCTCCATCTCCTTGCGGAGCACTTCAGGGAACCAGGGGTTATCCCTCCAGTTCACCATTACCGACACCGCCTCTGGGTGTGGGTGCTTTCTGAACATCTCGTCCACCGCGTCTGTGCGGTGGCGTGGATTCCACGAGAACCAAAGTTCAGACCCCTCCGCTCTAAGCGTCGGCCTCAAGAGCTCCAGCGACTTAGCCGAAAGCGTCTGCGCCTCCTCCACCCACGCTATGTGGTAACCCTCAAGGGACTTGATCGTGTCCGCGTTGTAGTGCTGCATTCCCTTAAAGATGATCAGCGACCCGTTCGGCCCCCTGATCTCGGAATCAAGGATCTCAAACTCGCGCACCAGTCCGAACTTGTAGATCTTGTCTACGATCAGCTGACGGACAGAATCCCTAATCGAGTTCTGTACCTCGCGGATACACACCACTCGAGTGGGGCGGGCGTAGCACCTGACTACGATCTGCTCAGCGAAGAAATGCGACTTGGCACCACCACGCCCCCCATACGCCCCCTTGTATCTCGCGGGCTTGAGCAGCGGAGCAAAGGCGGGAGCTACCTCAACCCTGATCGGCCCTGTGATCGACAATGTGGATCTCTACCTCGTGCTTCACGGGGTTGTCAGGGTCTCCGCCCATTTGCACGGCAGACAGGTCGGGCAAGACTTTGTTTAGTAAGGCTTTGGCAGCGTTAACCTGCGAGGCGTCCATGATGGGTGTCTTGGACTCAATATGTGCCTGTAGCCGATTGATGAGCGCCGCCGCACGGATCTTCTTTCTTGTGTCCTCGTGATGGCGATAACCTGCTTTGCGTGGCATACCCTTAGCCTTCCAAGTCCTCGGCGATCTCTTGCCGTATTTCTTCGATGAGGGCCTCTAGTCGCATGACTACGCTGTCTAGGAAGCGGTCGAACGCCATATCCAGGGCCATCTGTAGGGCTTTCGTGTCAACCCTCGACGGCTTTCTCTCTAGCCGAGTCTCGATACTCCTGAGCTCTGTCTTGATTTCTGCGAATCGGGCAGAAATCTCCGTTTCTTCTTGTTCCTCGACCTGTTCGACCAGGCCAGAGGCTTCCTCGAGCAAGCGCCGGAGTTCTTGTCTCTCGGCTTCCTGCTCTCGGTCTCGCTGTTCCCGGTAGTTTTTTCGCTTCTTCTTGAGGTCTTTCTCTGAAGGCCAGTAGTGGCCTCCAACCGGCTCCACTGCGGCTGCAACCACCTCAACCGAGAACGCGTTGCTGTCCGTATCCCCGTTAGCGTTGGTCGCGGTGATCGTGAACGGGCCGAAGCTGCCAATTTCGTCCGTGTCGATGACGAGCTCGCCCGTCCCGGTGTCGAACGTCCAGCCGGCCTCTACCGAGGGGGCTATGGCGTAGCTGTCAGCCCCCGAGAAGTACGCCCCTAGGTCGTAGGTGTGAGTACCAGTGTCGAGCGTGCGCGAAATGTTCGGGATGGTCCCAGAGAAGACCGGCGGTATCGCCGCTGGTGTCTCAAGGAGGTTGTTAAGCTGTAGGGCAAGTAGCACACGCTACCCTTGCGCCTGGAAGTAAACTGCGCTGATGTAAATCGTGGTAATGGCCCCGCTCACGTCGTAGGCGACCGCCGTGTTATCACCGAACTTCAGCGGCGGGTTGAACGCAACCGTACAACCGCCAGTCTGCGGCGCAGGGAATGTGTGAATCACAGAACCGCCAGTCCCGTCACGAAAATCCACGAAGCCATCGGTGCTCGAACTGTTCCAGATGGTCACATGCGTAACGTAGTTGTGAACGCCTGCTCCGGCAGCAGTGATAAGCGAGGTCGAGTTGCCATCGGTGTTCGTCGTGCGAACCGTCTGGATTTCCTCGAGCGTCGTGTGAGGTCGCATGACCTGCACGCCGTTCAAGTCGTGAACTTGGCGGGTTAGATCGCCTGCCGCGACCTGCGTAACGCCCTCGATGTTGTTCGTAGCGTAGCCGCCGATCTGAACGGGGTTGCCAGCCGCCGCCGCATCGTGCGCAACGTCGCCAACAACCTCGTTCGTGTTCGTGCCAGCCGCCAACGTCACGTTGGGCATGGTCACGATATCGACGTTGCCGATGTTGTTGTCACCGGCCGCGATCGAGAGGATATCTACGTCGCCAATGTTGTTCGTGCCAGCAGGCAAAGCGCCGGTCTGGGCAACGAGCAATGCATTACTGGCGTTGACGTTCGCGCCCCGCTCGTTACCAGCAGCATCACGCAGCGTGGTGTAGAGGTTGCGATTTGCGCTCATTCTCAGAGCGCCAGCGTCCCCCTCATCTACAGAGTCAGGGGTCGTATCGTCGAACTCAGCGCCTACAACCGAGACAAGGCTTGTCCCAGGAGTGAAAGCCGCGTCGTCGGTCTGTGACCCCTGAACGCCAGTCACGTAGACCTTCATTGCGCGGGTCTGAGTCAGCCCAACCGTTCCTAGGTCACCATCAGTGACGCTCGTAGGACTCGACTCATACACGCCCATAACTGGCGTGCCGCTCGTCGTTCCTGCGGTGAAATCCGCATCATCCGCCGCAGCTGTACCGCCAGACCCGGCGCCTGCGGCAATCTCAACCAGCACTTGGCCAGAGGCGTTGAGTGCAATAGCACCAACATCCCCGGTTTCAAGCGTCCTGGCCGAAGAGTCGTAACGCCCGCCAATGAGTACGGGGTTACCAGAGGCTGCTGCATCCTCGGCAGCAGCGCCAGTAACTGCCCATGTGCCCGATTGCGTCGCGGCGACTGTCCCATCAACCGTAATCGCCCCGCCACCGTCCGCGATGTTCAGCGCGCCAGCCGTAGTAGCCCAAAGCCTAACCGCGTCACCATTCGCAGATACCGCAGTGGGAGCGCTCGAGCTGGCGTACGCACCAACAAGAACCGGGTTCCCAGCAGCCGCTGCGTCATGTGCAGCGTCACCGACAACCTCTACGGTATTCGTTGAAGCAGGAAGTGACGTGACTTGCACGGCAAACGTGCCGGCATTCGTAACAGCGTGGGAGCCGACCGTTAACGTCCCTTCAACCGCTGCTTGGGTAGCCGCAGTCGCAGCAGCAATGGAATCGAGAACTGCGTTATCAGTCGCCCCGAGATCGACCGTACCAGTAACAGGTAGGGGGTTCGATCCGTCAACCGGAGTCGGAGACGTGCCACCGTCAAAGCCAATGACGACTTTTTGATGATGGTAGCCACTACCATCCGTCATGGTGGCTACATCAGAGCCGCCAGCCCCGGTGTTAAGAGTGATGTTGCTTTCTGCCATTCCCTATCTCCCAACCCCTAACAGGCCGAGGCTTCCTTTCCGACGTAATCCACCGCCACCGGCAGGCTCCTGAATCTCACAGCCCAAGATGATCCAGTCGTCACTGCTAGAAAGCGTCGCATCCACCGACGTGTCGTTACCTGAGTTCCACTGAGTCTGGGCGGTCCATCCAATGTTGAGCGCGTTATTGGTTTCGTAGAGCTCGGTAAACCCCGTGCCCGCCGTGATCGTGCGTCCGTTCGCGCACAGCAGTACGCTAAACGTGGCGTTAGACCCGCCGCTAAAGGCGCCCAGCGTTACGGCGGCCGTCGTGCCAGTACCAGAGGCCGACACGCCGTTGATGGCGAGGTCCGATGTGTTGGCGGACGCAACCTCTGACACGATGATCGTGTAGAAGAAACCTTCCGTCCAAGACCCACCAGAAATGGTGGTCGTGATATCTCCTGCGCTCGGAGTGCCGCGACCTTCAAAAAGCCAGAGACCAATTCCAGTTGGAGTGTCCCAATGCGAATCGACAAGCGCCCACGTCGGCCACACTCCAGACGGAGACGCCGTAGTTGATCCGTTCCCATCTCCAAGAACAGCAATGGCGAGCAACGCCTGGTTGGCCGGAGCAGTGACCGAGATAACGTAAGGGCTATCGCCTGATGCACCACCGCTAGCCGTAGCGGTCTTGTGAGTGATGGTGCTCATGCGCCCGCACCAGTGGCGTGCCAGGTGCTATCGAACGTCGGCCCTACTCGCAAGTCTGCCCAATGCCATGTGCGCGGGAGCTGAGTATTAACGTCTCCTTGGTGATAGCCAGACCACCCGAGCTCGCCGGTAGACCCGCTGGGGCTCATGACATCGACAATGTTCAGGGTTTCAGCGTCAGGGCTGGCGTACGTGTCGTTATTCACCCAGATACGCGCGTCACCGTTATTAGCCCCGGACGAGCTAGCTAACTGAACCTCAACCTGGATGTCGTACCAAATGCCAATGCCAAGACTGAGCGACGTTTGAGCCCACAATCCGCCGTCTCTGGCGATGCGCGCTTCCCAGATTTCGCTAGTCTCTTGCTGGACAACAAAAATGACCCGATCGCCGCCCTCTAGAAAACCCCACTGAAAGAGCTTTTGGATTTGGTTGGTGTGCCCAACCAGCTTCAGGGAGAAGCGAATAAAGAAGTTGTCGCCGTGTGAAGGGGTTTGGGCAAGGCTGGGAGTAACCGCCGACAGCGAGCCAAACTCTGACAGGGCAACGCCGGTATTGATGGTCTCTTGGATATACGGCCGATTCCCAGGCCCGCCAGAAGCGTTGTAGGTGCGCGTTACTTCTGTCCCGTCAGCCGTTTGATCCCAGTAATACGTTTCGAACCCACGATCGGGAGAAATGCTTAGGTCGGAAGCGAACCACTCATCCCCGACGAGCCGATCCCCTCCACCACCACCACCGCCCCCACTGCTGCCAGAGGGGGCTGTTAGAATCATCAAGCTCATTATTGCCCGCTGCCGCTCCAACTCGGATCAAACGTCGGGCCGATGCGAAAGTCAGCAACGCGGAATGTGCGAATGCCGCTTTGGTCGCCCTGGTGGTAGCCGGAGAACGTCAGGTAGCTATTGCTCGACCCGTTATCTGCTGGGAGCGTGGTATTAGCTCTCGACACGTTCGGAGCGCTGCGGTTGTCGTTGTTGACCCACATCGCGTAATAGCCATTCCCAGCGCCTGGAGCGGAGTCGAAGCGGTGTTCAACTTGGACGTTGATCCACTGGTTATACGCGCTCGAGGCAGCTCCACCCGTGGGCCACTGGACGAACTGGTCTCCGCCATCTTTCTGTAGGCGCAGCGCAAACCCCGGCCCCCAATCCTCGATCGTGAGAATCAGCCGCTGGCTGCCGCCGCTCGAGGCGAACATGAGGAACTTTTGCTCTTGGCTCTGCTGCGTGAGGTACAGCGAGAAGCGATAGAAAATCGTGCTACCCCACGAAATCTGCTGGCGAGGAACCGTCCAAGCCCAGCCGTGGCCGAACTCGCCGTTGTTCTCCGAGTCGATCACGTAGCGAACGTAGGGGCGATTCGCTGGGCCACCGCTGGCGAAGTGAGTCAGCGTGATGTTGTCCGCCCGCCCTGCCTCGCCGTACCAAGAGTCAAAGCCATAGTTGGGGCCGTCGCTCGCGCTCGACATATCGGACGAGAAGTACTCGTCGCCTACGAGGCGATCCCCACCAGTGGGCGGTGGAGGCGTGGCAGTGCAAACGCCCGGCAGCGGCGAGCCCGGCAGCCACTCGCCCGCCACGGAGCACGTCGGGTAGGGCGCGGCAGTGTACGAGCGCGTCTGACTCCACGTGCCCGTCGTTCCCGTAGGACACGTCTGCGTGCGCGTCTCTGTAGCAGGTAGAGCTCCGCACGTCTGGGGCTGAGCGTCCGCCGTGACCACTACCGTCGTGCGAGTCCTACAAGTGAACGTCCGCAGCTCGTTGCGATCGTCAGCCGCGCGGATACAGTCGGCCTCAGTCCCGTACCGGCCGACAATCGACGTGCCTCGGTAGAGGTCCCACGTGCCTTGAGTCACCGACGTGTCGGCAAGCGCAAGGAACGTAACGAGCAGCACGCCCAAACCTGCAAGGGCTATGCGCATAGGTTGCTCCGAGAGTTGTGGTTAAGCCCCGGCCGGAGCCGGGTGAACTTGGCCGGCCCTTGGGGGATTAGGCGCGACCGTTCGGTTCGGGCACAAAAAAGCCGGCGCTAGGCCGGCTTACAAAGCTTGCGGGCGAGCGAAATCGCCACGAAGGTGTTCGAATTTTACTCGCTCACTCGCTCCTCTACAAGAGCGCAAACCCCCCTAAGACTTAGCCGCACAAAGCCCTCTGTTTTGTAGACCTTGCTCGCCACCTGCCAAATGGCGTATTTCGGGTGCTCGAGATAGAACACCTTGGCAATCTGCACTGCGTCGTGATGCCCGCTCCTCACCAGACCGCGCAGGATGTCATCTACGGCTACAACGCACGGCGGCTCGTCCTCGTGAACAGGGTCTAGCCGCTCGTCCCAGGAGCCGCTAGAAACTGGCGAGCGTGTTCTTTCCCCTCCCCTACGGTGCCGGCCCCAGGTGATCATCAGCTCGTGGCCGCGCCCTTCCGGCTCGAGCTCGCCCCATTGCGTGCTTGGTCTCTCTTTCATCACCGCCGCCATGCCCCCTACTCCTCGTTCCTGCCGAGATACCCGCCCCGAAGCGCCGTGACTGAGTGGAACGGCGCCGCCCGGCCGGGGTGGGGGTAGTTCCGAACGACCACCGTTCCCGTAGCCGTCCTGCGCACGCATGGCGAGCCAGGCCCTGCTTCGCATGTCTCGCAGGGCCACTTTCTCGCCTTCAGGTTGAAGTCCCGCCCCCTAGGCACCCACCGCTCGTCATCGCCCCAGAGCCACAGGTCGCCGAAGGTTGCGAGGGGTTGTATGCCGTCCATCAGCCTGCCCTCGCGAGAATTTCGTCGGCCTCTAGTACCACTTCCTCCGAGCCAAACATGTCCGCCAAGGCGACAATGGCCTCGTTATAGAACTTGTCGAACTCGTCTTGCCCCATCTGCGACCACGAGATAGAGCGCGGCACGTATACGAGATTGCCGTCGCTGGTGATGTGCTCGTCGTACCACCCGGCCCGGATCTTGAGCTCGACCATCAATGCCTTAGGGCTCGTGTAGCGGCTCTGCGAGCGGTACGCCGCATCGAACAGGGCGAAAAACTTTTTGTGATGCGCCGGATTCCTTGCCTTATGCGTGTCGCACTCGAGGACTTCTCCGGGCTCGAGGCGCGCAAGGTACGCCTGATCCCGCGCGTCTAGGCCGAGAATGTCGCCGCCTTCGGTCTTGAGCAGGAACAGTTTCACGCCTTCCCCTCCCTCGCAGCTACGAGAGCCCGCCACTTCGCGTGATACGTCTTGCGAATCTCGATCAGTTCGTCAGCGGTCCACCGTTTCACCGTGTTGTCGTTCTCCAGCCTCTCGACCTCCGCCAATCCAATCTTGGCGATCAACCTCGGCCGGTACTCGACTAGATTCCCCGACTTGTACGAGTTGCACTGAGCGCAGCTCTTGTGGATGTTGGCCTCGTCAAACCGCAGTTGAGGCGCGGCGGCTCGGGATCGGTAGTGCGAGGCGTGCCATTGCCCGGTGTAACTCGCTGGCATGTGGCACGAGATACAGCCGTCGTTCGCGTCCCGCTCGCGGCAGTACCTATTAACCTCCCGCTGGGCTAGGTTTTTGAGCTTCGACAAGCTCATCGAGCTCTTGCGCCAAGCCCGTTTCTCTTTCTGGCGCTCGGCCCGCTCTACCTGCCTCCCACGCTCGAGTAACGCCCGGTTGTTCGCCGCCGCATACACCCTCGCACACGTCGTGGAGCACGCCACAGACAGAGAGCTGATCGGCGTGAACTTCTCGCCGCAGACCTTGCACGGTTTTTTCTTCTTCGGCGGCATGTGCCAGTGACTCACCGCCGAACCTCGAACTTCGCCCGGTTCCACGCGCACCCCTTCGAGCAACACAGCTGCCCTTCCCTCACGGGAGAGAACCACTTGCGGCAGTTCCCGCACCGCTTTCGCGCAAGCGCCGCGCCTTCTCTCGCCTGGCCATCTCTCTCACCCTCGGCGGAATGCTCGGCGCCGAGATGTAGTGCTCGATCACTTCCCATAACGCGGGGCTAGTGAGCAAGCGTTCCGATGTAGTAGCTCGCGACTTTCGCCTGGCCACGCTTCACCATCTGCTTACGAATCGGTAGTCCACGGTCTTTCAAGTCCTTCACCCTCGCCGCAAGGCGAAAACAGCCGAACTTGTTCAACGCCTCAAGCGCCGTTAGCGCCCGACCCGACAACAGGTGTTTCTCGATTGCCTGACATTGCGTCCGAACGCTCACGCTGCTTCTCCTTCTGTTGCTTCACCGCCGCCGCATACCGCTCGCATCGCTCGAGATCGAGCCCGTAACGGTGGGCTATGTATTTCGGGGACGTGCCTTGTTGCAGATAGAACTTCGCCTGCTCCGCCACCGGCATCGCTCTCGAAAGGTCGTGCTTCAGCGCCTCTACCTGCATCTGACGCTTTAGCTCTTGATCCTCTGAACGTTCCACGTGGCACCTTTCCTCACAAAGTTCTTTAAGTTTCAGAGTCCACAGTCGCGCCTAAGCAACGCTTCTGCTCTTTAGCTGGCTGATGCGCGAAAGCAACTTGCCGCTAAACCATTCGCCACGAAGTCGCATTCGCTTGAATGTGCCGTGTAGTTGTCCTTCGTACTCAAACGCCGCCTCCTTGGTCATCGGCCCGAGCAACACTCGGCACGTCAGTTCGCGAGGATTCCCTGTTTGCATGGTTTTGATCCGGCGCTTGATGTTGCTGGTCACTCCAACCTTCACCGGAGCGGACCTCGAAGCCTTGACCTCTTGAACGAAGTACACGAAGAAATTCATATCCCCTGCCTGAGTGGTGAACAGCCGCAAGCTATCCCGACACGCGAGATACAAGCGGCTTGGTTCCTGCCTGAGCGGAGCCACTAGCCGGCCATCACCTTGTTCGAGGCACGCCCTGTGATGACTACGGGGCGCAGTGCTTTCTCAGCCTCTATCCCGCAGTTACACTCTTACGGTGTGCGGCCCTGCTGTTTCTCACCCTCGGCCACACACACCGAGCCCTGGTCCGCGCCAACGGACTAGGGCTCACCCAAAGAACAAAACTCTCTAGAGCTGACGGCTGCCGCGTGTGTGCAGCTACCCGCTCGGCGCCCCGAGTGGTAACGGTCGTCAGCCTGGAGAGTTCTGCGTTCATGACGGCGTAACCCTCCGAACAGGCTTAGCCAGCAACCACCGCTCCCCGAGCCACCACAAAGCCCTACGCTGCTTTTTGAGCAGGGAGTCGGACGTGGGGAACTGGAGACCGGAGCGGGGCTGTAGGACGCTCAGAGGGGCGCATGCTGGTGATTTCATGCGCCTACACCATTTGGCCGCTAAGTGCGGTGCGTAACAGACCAGACGCGGACCCGCGTGGTGCCATAGCTTCGGGGCTCTCTAGGCCGGTCACTTGCCAGCACCCAAAAAAAGCGCGGCCAGCACGCCCAAACACACCAGCACCGAGAACAGCCAGCCGATCATCCGGGCCGAGTCTTCGAGCGTTGGCGGGCGGTCGGTCTTGCGGCGGCGCAGCTCCGCGATCGGTGACGCCTCGAAGCGGGTCACCTTGCCGTTGTTGGTCGGGGTCTCGTAGCCGTAGCCGATGTCGTTGGGCATGACGGGCTCCTAGGTTGTTCGTGAGTCTTTCAAGGATCGATAACGCGCGTAGGCTTCGCTCTTGGGCTGGGTAAATCCCAGCCCCTTACACCACCAGTCGTTACGAAGCAGGACTTTGCATAGCCGCCGCCACGACGGAACCCAATGCTTTTGCTCGAGCTCGCGCGGCGCATGGTCTGGAATGTCGCCCTTGTATCCACGTCCGCGCCAGCCCTTGATGTGACGGCGGAACCGCTCGATGAAGTGGTCACGACTCACGGCGGGCAGCGTGCCTAATAGCAGGTTGCAAAAGCTTTTGTAGGTGTGTCCCTCAGGCACCTGAACCCGATCCACGCCGGTCATGTTGCCTTCCTCTGACGCGTACAGAGACCCGCTATTAGCCCCGTTAACGCGCGCCACGACGCGGTACCACGTTTCGGGCTCTAGGATATGGTACAGCCATAAACCCTTGCGTTGATCGTCTCCGTAGGGCTGGCACAGCCTCTGCTTGCCGAGCGGGACACCGGCTTGGTGCATCAGGTCATAAATCCGGTTGTAAGGCTTGTTGCGCATGTAGACCCAAATGTCCTTTGTGCGCCAGTCGTAAATCGGATAGACGTTGTAGAGCGTGCTGCTGATCTTGGTCGTCCAGCGCTTGCCGCCGTGAGTTTCTTTGTCGGCGATAGCGATGGTGCGGAAGCGGTTTAAACTCTCGTCACACCGAATCCCGACGAGCGCGGCAGCCGGCTTCCCGCCAGCGTACCACTCGCCGAACATGATGATGAATTCCTCAAACTCTAGGCGCGGCACGAAGAACGGAAAGAACCCCACGTCAGAAATCACGCACGGATGGTCTGGAAGCTCACGCACCCAATCGGCCTTCCTTTCTGGGTCCCAGCATGTCCATGTCGGGGAGTAGGTAGAAACCGCATTGCGCAGCTTGATCGGAAGGCAAATCCAGTACACCTCGAGCCATTCGGCATAACGCTCGAAAAGCTCTTTCGCGTGGTCGCTGGTGTGTTTGTACTGCGCCTCGAAGTCGATGAGCATACAGCCCACCTTTCGGCCCCTGGCCTGCGCCTCTTCCATGACCAAATGGAGCATGGCGGTGCTGTCCTTGCCGCCGCTGAAGCTCACGAAGATTCGCTCGAAGTTGTCGAACGTGTAGGCGATCCGCTCTTTCGCAGCCGCGTATACAGTCTTGTCGATAGGGCGCTTGAGTTGCATCAGTAGAGGTTCACCGAGGACTTAACCCCGGCGCCTTCTAGGTCAACTTCCGCTCGGCCGTTCGCGACAAGCCACAGGTTTAGATGCTCTAACGCCTTCAGGTCTGCCGCTTGTTTCTCAGCGTCAGTCAGTAGGTTGTAGCCGCCACAGAACCTAGACGGCACTCCGGTAGCTACGCACATGGACGCCTGGCCTAGCCAGGCAATACGGTTCATACGCTTATTCGTCAGGTAGTGCTCGCAGCTAATCGGCCACGATTGCCGCAGCTCTGTCAGTGCGGCATCGAACCTCGACAGGTCGCGCAGGAAATCGCGATATGCGATCTCGCAATCCTCGACCGTCATGCCCTCTGGGGGCTTGTCAGAGTAGAAGCCGGCCGGGTAGCACTCCCACTTCGTCCATTCGTGGAATACGCGATCGTCGTCGTCCAGGTCTTGAGCATCGCCGTCATCGAGCGACGCAATTTCTTCCTCGGACATGATCACGGCGTCCCACGCCTGCGAGAACTGCTCGTTAGAGAACAACTCTGTAAGCCCGGTAATCTGGCACAGCCGAAGAACCTCGTCCGCGTCCATGCCAAGCTCGCGCGCAATCTTGTCGTTGCTCCAGTTCCGGCGCTTGAGTTCTACGACAATATCGGACATAGCCTCTACCTTATGCTTGCCACGCGCCCGGTTGTGCCGGATGGTGGCCGCGATGCGGTCGCTCTTGTCCTTGCGGTCGCTGCGAATGCGAACGATCGGCAGATATCCCTGCACTCGTTCGCGCACGTCGGCGCATTCCTTGCCGACTCGGTTGCGGTGGAATCCGTCGATAACGGTGAAGTGCTCGCCCTCGTCCATCGTCACAATGGGCTGTGTGTAGCCGTCCGACGCGATCGAGATTCGCAGCAGCTCCATTTCTGGAGGGGCTACGGAGTTAGGGTTGTAGTCGTTCGCCTGGACTTTCTCGGCTGGGACCCACATCACGCAATCGACCGGCTCAGTCTGAAACGGGCTATGCTTGGCAATGACGGCGCGAAGCTTGTTGATTGCCTCGATGCGCTCGGCCAGAGGCGCACGCTCTAGCGACTCCAGCAACGACTCGGCACTCTCTATGTCGCGCTTCCAGTCGTCCCCGAATAACGGCAGCGCGTTCATTGGCTGCGCTTCCGCCGATACGTGACCACTCGCTCATACCCCAGCGGCTCTAGAATAGCCTCGCCAGGGTCTTTGCGCTTGTTCAGCACGTCGCTCAGGTAGGTTTCCGACACGTCTAGCTGTTCAGCTAGGGCCTTTTGCGAGCCAGCCTTATCGGCGTGGCGTCGAATTTCTGCGAGGATGTCCATAGGTGGCGATCATGCGCCGTGAAAAATCTTTTGTCTACCCCCTTGACGGCTTCGCTAATCGGCGTAGGATGTCTCCCATCGGCGGACGACCCGCCCAGGAGCAGAGAGATGGAAGCCAGCCGAATTAGCCCAACGTCGAGAGCAGACAGAACTGCTTTCACCGCCACCGAGTTGGCGACGCTCCGCGAGCAGTTCGCGAAGATCGAAACGGTGAACCCGGATCGCCTCGGCGAGTTCCGATCGATCTTCAACGGCTGCACCGAAGCCGCTGTGATCCAGCTCGCGACGGCGAACATCAAGTTCGTCTCCAAGCTGGCCTGCAACGAGATCGCACGGCGGGCCTTCGCATGAACAGCATCCACGCGAGGAGGGGGTTTTCGGCTCCGTTTTCTTCGGATTCCCCAGGGCTAAAAAACGGGCAATGCACACTCTGCGGCGGCGAGGGATGGCTCCCGCCAAGCGACATGCACAGCGACGGCAGCTATTCCACATCAAGAGAATGCCCGCGATGCCGAGCGGGTTATCAAAAAAGTGAACAGCCGGCCACGGACACTCAATGCCTGCAACTCGCCAAACACTTCCTAACGGACGAGCCAGGAGCTACGCACGAAGACCTGCACGATCTGTCAGACGCCATCCAATCAGCCGTTGAAAACTGGTTCTTTCTGCGTGAGCACGAGGCTGTCGTTGCCGCAGAAGGTGACGAGTCCTCGTCCGACACCGGAGCAAAGCGATGACCGACGTAAGCAAGCTGGGGATGGGCGCAATGCTGGCAATGCTCAGCGGCAACCACGATACCGCCGAGACTTTCCGGGCAGCGAAGGGAAAGAAGATTACAGCGGCGGCGCTAGTGCCGTGGACGAGCGCGTATCGCTCGATTTGCAGCTACGGCGAGGACGATCTAAAGGCTCTGCGCCTGACGTTCGATGACGGCTCCGGCATCGAGTTCTACGACGATGCGCAGTCGTGCTGCGAGTACCGCTACATGCACACCGACGACGATCTGTCGAGCCTCGTTGGAGGCATTCTGCTTGCCGCAGAGGTTCGCGACGGCGGCACCACCAGAGGGGACTACGGCGTCGAGACCGAGTGCCAATTTCTCGTAGTCGAGACCGACAAAGGTTCGGCGACAGTCGCCAACTACAACTCGCACAACGGCTATTACGGCGGGTTCGCGCTCCGAGTTCGGCCCGTGTCCTCCCCCAGCAGGAGCGAGTAACCATGAACACCCCCAACCACCTCACCGACGCCCAAATCAACGCGCTAGTCGATAGCGGCCGGCTCCCCGAGCGCGTGATCGACCTGCGCCGCCGGTACGACTTCGAGTACCACGAGAACCTAGCCCGCCCACGCTGCGAGCGTTGGGAGTGCCGCGACCTCGTGAGCTACGACTACGACCCGAGCGCGCGGATGCACTTGGTCGGGCTTGGGGCCACACCGAACGAGGCGCAGCTCGACTTGCTCGAGCAGATTGCCGAGAGGGCCGTGCAGTGAACGGTCGCATAGCCGAGTTCGCTTTCGCCGACGATGCAATGGCATTCATGCGCCTCAAGGGCGAGCGGGAATACACCGTCTGCCCCGGCATGAACTACCTGTTCGCCGTGCGCCCGAAAGAGCACTACGAGACCTGCGACGACCAGTTCTGCGAGAAGTGCGCAGACGTTCGCTACGAGGTCATCCCCGGCACCCTCGGTCGCCCGGACGAGCCGCCCGACTACCGGCCGGTCGCCAATGTAGAGGACGACGATCATGACGAGTGAGCAAGTTATGGGCTGGCACTTCGTCGGAGCGACGCTCCGAGACTGGCGCCCAATCCCGGCTGACGGCGAATGGCTGGAGCACCGCGGCAAGCTCGTGATGTGCGAGAGTGGGCTGCATTTGTCTGAGCGCGTGATCGACGCTCTGCAATACGCTCCCGGTCCTACGATTTGCCGCGTCACCGCCGAGGGCGTGGTGCGTCATCGCGATCACGCCGACAAGCTCGTGTGCTCGCGACGGCGCATTGAGTGGCGCCTCGGCGGCGAGGCTGTGCTGCGGACGTTCGCGCGCCGCTGCGCGCTCGGCGTGATCCGCCTATGGGATGCGCCGCCCATCGTGAGGCAGTACCTAGAGACTGGTGACAAGTCGATTAGGGCTGCGGCCAGGGATGCGGCCAGGGCTGCGGCCAGGGCTGCGGCCAGGGATGCGGCCAGGAATGCGGCCAGTGCTGCGGCCTGGGCTGCGGCCAGGGATGCGGCCTGGGATGCGGCCTGGGCTGCGGCCCGCGCTGCGGCCTGGGCTGCGGCCAGGG